TTCCCCTGCGCAGTGTCCCTTCAATGGTACCTGGGGGTACATCTTTTCGTTACGTACAGCCGTTCGATTCACCTGTAAGACTTGCGGCCCTACCGGCGCAAATACAGACAATAGCGGTCCTAGCGCCGACAATCCTCAAAGGTTGCGCGGTCATGCACGGTGTGCTACCATCACGCGGACGCGGGCAATAGGGCCTGCAAAGACGCGGCCGAAATGGGCCGAGGAGGTAAGAAGATCATGAGGAAAACCAATTGCAAGGAAACGCGGCGCGCGGTTGAAGCGTATGTGTTGGAGGAGGTGACAGACATTCTCGATCGTTGCGAGCTAGTGAATCCACTGCGTCCGATTGATGCAGCGTTTAACGTGTTGCGCGATGAGATGGAATATCAAAGTGATACACGCGATAACGTTTCGATCGTTGGCCGTGGCATTGCGAACTTGTACCGCAAAAGCGAACGTGTTCATGGTTACGTTCCGGCCGTTGATCCGTACAACGTTTGGTATTTGGCAGTGTGCGCGGGCGAGTTCGTTTGTTACTACGACGACGCGCGCGCGCTGGTCGCTGAATGGCTAGACGAAACGCCCGAGGAGGCAACGCGTTACTCCAATAGCGACGCATGGAAGCTATACGCACACTTGAGCGCTAGCGCGTTTGAACGTCTCCACAAAAAGGAAAACGAGCCCCATAACATTAAAGTTTCGGACTTCATTACTCTTTATAACAAGCGCAACAAAGGACACTTTTTCGATCGCGAAACGTTAAAGTTTTTCGGTCAAACGCGAAAATCATTCGACATTGAAGCATTCCATTTGATCGAAGATCACGCGGGCGTCGTCCATGATTGTTACAAGGTTTTTAGCCGCTGCAATATGGACGGCCACAAATTCACAAGCGTGCATTATTTCGATCGCGTGACGTTGGATGAAGTGCACATTATCGTTAACGCTAACGAGGAGGTTTAACCATGACACGCGTTTACTCACATTGCATGTTGCATGATGGAATACGACTTGTAAACCACGATCGCGGGCATTAGGGCCCGCATGAATGGAGATATCACAATGTATGACTTCGAAAAATACGCGCTTCAGGGGAAAAGCTACACGCGCGATAATGGCGGCACTTGCTACCTTTTCCCGAATGAGAACTATTTCCGCGTTAACTGGCTCAACGATGAGAAACGCACAAAAGGCTATCAGGTTTTCAACGCGTGCGCGGACCTTGTCACAATTCCGCGCGAGTTCTTGAAAGACATTAGCGATAAACCAGCGTTAGACGATCGCGACGTTGTGACGGTCGTTTACCAGTTCGTAACGCGTGCGAAAACGAAACGCGGCATTATCGACGCGGCGACGCGGCAAGCGTACAAGCTAGGACCGTGGCACTATATGCCCGCGTGCATTTCGGCCGTTTGGGGCCCTGATACCAACATTGTGAAAGATATCAAACTGGCAATGTATAGCAGGCTCGAACGTTAACACAATCGACGCGGGCGCGAGCCCGCCGGAAATATCCACCAGGTAAAGGCGGGCGAAAAAGGGCCCGCGGAAAAGGGGAAACCATGAAAACCATTACCACGACGGAATATAATTACGACACCGAAAACGGCACGACGACGATAAAGCGCGTTATCCCATTGTTCGAGTATTACGAACTTAACGAAGACGCGCAAAACCGCGTTATTTCCGAATACGCGATCGAACGCGAGAATGATCCTTACTTCACGCAATACTTCGTCGACTGCTACGAGTCCGAAATATGGGAATGCGTTCACGCGCTCGAAAACTCCATTGCATGCGCGGACGTGAAATGGAATTACAACCGTTGGTATTCGTGCGACTTCGATTGTGAATATAAGATTAAAGATATTGACTGGTTAGAGCCCGATACGTGCGAGCCGGTGAAAAACACTGGTTATTATGCAAGCATGGATATAACCGAAACATGGAACGCACACGTGCGCAAGCTAAACGCGCTTGCAACCATGTACGGCAATTTATGCGATCAGATTATCGAATTGCCTTATGAGGAATGGGAATTTTTCGCAAAACCTGAAAATAGGCATTTTTGCGAAAAGCTCGAAAAAATGAAAGAGACCACTTTCGATAATTGGATTATCGAGCTTGAAAAAGCATGTGACGACGTGCGCGACACAATCGAAACTCTTTTACGCGGCGAATGGGATTACTACACGTCGGAGGAATACTCGCGCATTGAATGCGAGGACGAAACCACGCAGGGCGGCGAGTACCGCACGCGCGACAACGCCGGCCGCGTGTATTACAGCGACAACCGCAAGTGGTATACGAAAGACGGAGAACTCTTTGAGCAAAGTGACATTGACCACGTGTGCATTTCGATCGTGAAAATTAGCTAACTGCCAATACATGTAAGGGAGTGGAGACGATGAAAAACACCTACATGAAAAGCTACTGGGAGGGATACCGCGCCGCAAAGTCGATCGAATATTATTGCGGGATCGACGCCGTTCAATGGGAGTATGACTACGGCCTCAACGGACAATCACGCGCATATTGCGCCGGATATCTGCGATATCTCACAGATAGGAGGAGGCGCGCTAATGAGTAACGTGACATTGGGCGTGGTCGTTTGGTCGGTGTTGTTTCCGGCGCTGCTCATAATCGCCGCATTCGTCGCAAGGGCGGCGATCGCGAAAGCAAAAGACTACCAGCGCAAGCGAGACGGCGCGGCGGCGGCAGCAAGAGTAAGACGGCAATTAGACGACTAGCACGGGCGACGGACCGGGCCGGGATTGATACCCCGGCCCGGTTTTTTTGTGCCTGAAATGTCTCATCCTCCAGTGACGACGGTGCGCGGCGTCCGGATCATCGCCGCAAAAGGCACGCGCAACAATACCCCGCCGTATCACGTTAAACCCGCTTTATTTCGATTCTAAGGCCCTATATCGTATTTATTCGTGTAAGTTTCCATCTTCAACAATGTGGCGGTTTACGCGGCTAATTAGGGCGGTTTCGTAACGTTTGCGCCGGTAGACGGCCATTATCGGGTAATTGTGGAGATTTTGTGTATTTCCCGTGATACGAATATTTGTTCGCATATCGGCCGAAAATCCGCCGAAAATCCGGCGTTCGGCCGTTCCCGGCGTTTTTCCGGAGCCGATGAAAAACCGATATGAACACGGGCGCGGTCGACCCAGGAATTTTTCCGGTAACTCGGAGAATCCGCTATGAACACGCGCGATGGGCCGTCGGGCGCGTGGTATCATGGCATGCGACGCGGCGGGCATGCGCCGCGACGGCGATGGGAGGACGCCCGTGCGGATCGACATAGAATCAATGGACGAGGACGAGTACAAGACGTACCGCGACGAGTGCGACGCGAGGGGTTCGGCGGAGTTCCGGATGCGCCGCGAGGCGTGCGGCATCGAGCTGGCCGACATCGCCGGAGCGCTTGGCGTGAGGCCCGACACGGCGAAGCGGTGGGAGAACCCCGGCAAGGGGATGCCGCCGTCGGTCAGGGCATGGGCCTACGTCGACTCCGCGTACCTCGGGCTGCTCGATGCGGTCGAGGCCGCGATTAGGCAGGTCGAGGACACGGAGGGCGCTCTCGGCGAGCCGCAGGCGGTGCATGTCGCCTACCGGCGGCACGGGATGCCGACCCGCGACGGCGAGACGGTGAAGCAGGCGAACGCGGTGGCGAGGGCCGCTGCGATCGCGCTGACCGCGCTCGGCTACAAGGTCAGGGCGGAATGGGCCGACGAGGGAGCGGCCAAGATGGCGTCGGAGGCCCCGAGGGAATAGCCCGACGCTACTCCGGATAGAGCAAGGCCCCGGCCGCAGGCTGGCTTGCAGCCCGATGGCCGGGGCCGATTTTCCCGTGCGATTTATTTGTCCCGGAATGAATTTGCCGAAATGATTTTCTCTGGAAATGATTTTCTCGGGTTGATTTTCCCGGACTGACTGCCAGCCGTCCGCATCGGCGACCGCTGGCACGTTTTCCACGAAGATGATTTTCGCGACGCGATTTCGCAATATGATTTTGCTTACGGTTTTACATACCTCGCCTTTAACGTCCCATCATCATCATAGAGCTCGATATTCCTGTCCATCCAAGCGAAGCAATCCATGCAGCGGTCGAACGCGTGTTGCCGCGAGCACCCAAGCATGTCGGCCACCCGTTTCCACCCGGCCCCCCACAGCCATCTCTCCGCGACGGCATCGGCAGCGGCGGTAGAGTAGAACCTCGACGCTATCGACACGGCCTCGAACGCCGCATCCAGCGATTCCTCGTCGCCGTCCTGCGCGCGCTCGAACACCGTGGCGGCGTTCATGCTGCCATCATGTTCCATACGGCTCATTTTGCTCTCTCGCGGCGTCTATTCGCACGCGCCGTCGCAATCGCCCTCGTCAACGACTCCGGACACGATGGCTCCGCATACCGGGCACGATTCTTGCACGCTCTCGACCACGCAGCCGCAATTTCCGCACTGCAGCATGCCGTCTCCTAAGACGTACAGCTCGCATTCCATTCCGCCACCCTCCTCTCCCTCCTCTTTCTCACGACACGAGGCATTCCTCGCACACTCCGTTCCCGCCCGACGAGAACAGGTCGAGCGTCGGTTGCCAGCACGACTCGCATAAATCAGGACCGCCTCCGTCCCATATCGCGGCGGACTCCGCCTGCCTCCTGTTATTGCCCGGATGCCTCCTGCGCAGGAACTCGCGGAAATCCATCTTCTTGAATATCCCCGGCTGGTTGCACCACGAGGCCACGTCCGTGTAGAACATCCCGTATTCGCTGCCGTAGCAGTTCGCGTCGCGCATGACGTACGGCAGGCACTCGTGCGCTTTCAGCCACTCGACGCGCCTCACCGTGTCCTCCGGCACCATGCGCTCCGCATCGACGTAGACGAACATCTTGACCTTCCACGGCGTCCCTATGTGCCTTTTCACCAGCCCTATCGCGTCGTCCATGAATCCCATCATCCTCACGTCATCGAACGCGAAGACGTACTCGCCCATGTAGTTGAGCCTCGCGAGCCTCGACAGGTTGTCGTCGTCGGCGAGACGGATATCGAGCCCCTGGTTGAACTGGCACCTGATTCCGTGCTCTATGAGCCAGTCCATCGCGTCGTTCGCGCCGTCCCATGCGAGGATGTTGTTGTCCATGAACACGGCCTTCCTGAATCCTCCAACGACCTCCTCGACACTGCGGTATGCGCGAAGCGCCCCCTCGTGTCTCGGCACCTTGCAGAAGTAGCACTGCCTGACGCATCCCCTCGTCAGGAAACCGTGGGCCGTGTCCTCCCCGTCGAAATACTTGGGAGGCGTCGCCTCTATCTCCTCCGGGAGCCTCGCGCCTTGGTTCCTTGAACCGACCCCCCCCCAGATGACGTTCTCACATCCGTAGACGCGAACACGGTCGGCGTTCGTCTCGAATATGTTGCTCACCGCGACGAGATCGTAGCGGGAGCCGTCTATCTGCGCAGTCTTCGAGTGCGGGTAGAAACCGAATCCGAGGTCCATCATCTCAACCTCGTCGCCCCGGTTCTCGTTGTATGCGTACATCCTGCGCAGCGCGAGGTTCCATTTGCAATCGACGTTCACCAGCAGAATCCTCACGCATCCACCTTCCTCCCGCATTCCCCGCAATACGCCGGCGGCTCACCCGAATCCGACTTGACCGTGTGTCCGCACGACAGCTCGTGCTCGTACCAGACGGGCTCCAACGGGTTGTAGTCGTGCATGATCGTGCCGACCAGTCCGCACATGCCCCATCTGGCGTCCCATCCCTCGCGCAGCTCGGCGAACAGGGCGTCGGCCCTCTCCCGGTATTTCTCGCCGTCGCCGTTCACGCCGAACACTATGCCGGCATACGCGATCCGGTGCAGCGCGTCAATGAACTCGCGCTCCGTCATGATTCCTCCCAATAGCCCCTGATGTTCTCCATTCCCGGCGTGTCGGTGATGATGTTCGGCGGGTTGTACGGGAGCGTGATACTCGGCACGCTAGTCATCGCGTCGAGGATGACCTCGCGCAGCGCGGAGATTGCCTTGTCATCGAAGTCGCATGCCGCCATCGCGGCATAGGCGTCGAGGATGTTCTCGGCCTGCTTTCTCGTCATTGTCACAGCTCCTCCTCCTCGTCCAACACGAATCCCAACGCCTCAAGCCGCTCGCGGTACTCGTCCTCGAATCCGTAGGGACTCCACGGCCACAGCTCGCCGACTATCTCCTCCAAGCGTTCGATGCGGTCTTTCAGCGCCTCGGCCTCGGCCCTCCGGTTCCATGCCTCGATGCTCGGAGCGACAAGCCCGCAATCGTCGCACATCACCTCGTTGGTGAACTCCGAATCGGCTGGCGCGGCCCCGCCCCAGAACCCGGCACACGTCTCCACATGCCTTGAACCGCAACACGGGCATGGTTTCAGTTTGGAGCTGATGATGAACTCCCTCATGGCTCCCTACTCTCTCCCCATGCGCAGAAGCCGTCAGGCTTGACGCACGGGTAAAGTACAGGCGCTTCGTCCTGTGCCCAGAACTCGCATAGCGTCTGGTCGTATGCCCAATCGAACATGTGCCTGCAATCCCTGCACCGCACGATTTCCTTGTCAAGTCTCGCGCCGTGATGCTCGACCTCGGCCATAGACAGTCTCACGAACTGAATGCTCTTGTCACTGCCGAAGTTGACCACATACTCAACATCGCTCATTGCTCCATCTCCCCCGACACGTCCTGCTTTGGCAGCATGTCATGCATGAGGCGGTGTATCGCGTCAGACGGCGTATGCCCGTCCCACTCGGGTGCGAACTCACGCTCCATGCAATCGAACAGCGGCCACCACACGGCATCGCAATGGTAGGTACACCAGCCACGCGACGTGTAAATCCCAGCGATGAACATGCCGTCGTACATCGTGCCGTCCGAATGCCTCCATGACTTGAAGGCCATCTGCCTCGGCTGTGACGCGACGAGGCACGCGAACAAGGCTGTCCGGTGGTAATACAGCTCATCGAACGTGTGATAGCCGTCCGACGTGGAGCCGTCCACATGGCGCGTGTTCCATGCGTCGATGGCCTCCTGCTCGGTGGCATAGTTCTCGATGAAGTGGCCGTGATGGAACTCCCCGTGGGAATCGGCCTCCCAATCCCTCGTGCATGCGACGCCCCATGTCTTCCATCCATCGGCGATTGCACCGAGGTCCATGTGGATCACGTGCGCCTCCCCGCCGCAGAAGGGGCATGGTTTCAGCTCGCTCATGCGTCCACCACCTTCGCTCCGCACTCCTCACAGAATTTCGGCGGCTCCTTATCGACCGACGTTATGACATGGCCGCATGAAAGCTCATGCTCATAGAACTTCGTCCATCCGTTCCATGCCCAGCTAATCGTGTTATCGACCTCGCATGTCTGCTCGCGCACCCATGCCGTGCCGTCGAGGTCGCACACGATGCGGTCATAGCCGCCGCCCATGATGGGCAGGTGCTTCTCGCTCATTCCGCCACCTCCATCTTCTCCTCGTACCTCTCGATGGCGTCTTCCAACGCCTTCCGAAGCCGCTCTGCGACCATCGACACCATCGCGCATCGACATTCTGCCGGGTACCACTCCCCCATGCAGATGCCCTCGTCGGGGTCTGCGAGCGCGATTATGCTGTCGCCTTTGTTGCCATCTGTTGTACCGACCCAGTTGCAGCGCGTCTCGCGGATGCGCAGGGTATATTGAAACTCGTGCTCCTCTATCGTCGCGGCGAGGTAGTACCCCAGCTTCATGTCGTCGAACCTCTCGAACAAATCATCATCGCCCTCGGCGATGAATTCCTCGACCTGCTCGATTGTGTACACACCCTTCTCAAGCATGTACTCGCTGAAAGTCCATCCGCTCGCGACGGTTCCCCTGATGGCTTTCGTCATCTGGTGCAGGTCCGTTACCCCGTATTCGTTGAACCTGCTCTCATACGCGGCCACCTGCTCCTTGAGGACCGCGTTCTCGTCCTTCAACCTCTCGTAGTCACGGAGGAACCAACCCTCCAACGTGTTCTCGCTCATTAAAGCTCCTCTCCGCACCACGGGCAGAACCTCATGCCCTGCCGCCTCCACGGGTTGACGTGCTCCAAGTACGTGTAGTCCCACTCGCTGTCCCATGCCGGGCGGGACAGCACCCAGCCCCCGGATTCGGGCCACGGGTATCTCTCATCCGACCTGTATTTCCGAATGCTGAATCCACTCGGCATGGCCCCGCAGCGGTGCGTGTCGAAGTTGTGCCTCGGGTCGGTCATCGTTCTTCCTTCCACTCTCCGCACCACCCCGTCTCGAGCATGCCGATGGCCTTGGGATACCTGTGGCAGTCCCCGGCGTCGGTGCCCCAGCTCCACTTGTGCCACCACCGGCACGAGCCGCAGGTTCGCTCCTGATGGCCGCTCTCGCCAGGTTCGGGTTCGGTGTCGCGATTGTCCGCAGCGAGGTTTCTGACGGCCTCTCGCTGGCTCTCGAAGGCATCGAGCGCTCGCTTGTCACTTCTTTCACCCCATGCACAGAAGCCGTCAGGCTCCACATCGCCGAATTGCTCGCAGTACCAGACGCGCCCCCATTCCCCGTAATGCTCCTCGTCCACGGTCGCGCAATCACAACACCGCACGACCTCGCCGGTCAGCTCGTGGCCGAACATCTTAGTGCCGTCTATGCCGAAGCGGTCGATGAACAGCGTGGCCTTCTCGTCCGGCACGCTCACGATGAACTCCCTCATTCGGCCACCACCGACCTTGTTCACGTCGAACGACTTGAGCGCCTTCACGACATACGGCTTGTCGAGGTAATCGCCGTACTCGTTAAAGTGAACACGGTCGAACGCGGTTTGAATCTCGCTCATTCCGCATCATCCCACTCGAACTCGTCTGCATCCATCCACGTCAGCATCCAATCGTCGGCAAAGCATTCTTCCGAGCAATAGCAGTTCGCTTCGGCGCTCGGGCCAATCTTGATGTAGTGGTGCCATTGAAGCCAGTTATCGAGCGCCATATAACCGCCATCGTCCAGCTCCTTGCCGCATTTGACGCAGCGCAGTTGTCTCTCGTTCATTCCGCATCACCCTCTCCTTCCCCGCGCAGCCCGATAACAGCCATCGTGTAGTTCCCGCCGCTGTGCTCCTCGCTTGCGATGTGCGACGCGAGTAGGGCGAACGCGCACGACGCCTCTCCCACGCCTCTTGGCGCGACGACGGCCTTGGATGCTATTAGCAGCATCATGCAATTCGTATCGCATTCCGCTTTGAGCAGCGGGCATACCGTCCCGTCAATAGCACTCATGACTCCCCTTCCCCGCGCAGCCGTTCGGCGTGCGCGTAACAATCGCATACCTCGTGCGGGCGCTGGTCATCGCCTATCGTCCGCTTCGCCACCTTCCTGTTCCCCCTGTCGCTCGTCCAGCATCCGGCGCAGCTCTTCGGTCTCGGTGACTATGTGCTCGCTCATAATTTCGCCTCCAATGCCAGCAGCGATTGCCGCAAAGCTACTATCTGCTTCTTGATTGCCGTCTTGTTCTGCTCCGCGTTCTTCGGCGTGTCGTATCCGGCGTTGATGCAGCTATCGCGTCGGTCAGCTCCACGATGAACTCCCTCATTCCTCCTCCTCGTCTCGCGACGCGTACTTGCCGCACCAGTCGGTGTTCCATGTCAGCAGGTACCTGTCCGGGTACTGCGGCGGGTAGCGGTGGCACGCGCCCTCCAGCGTCTTGTGGTTGCGCTTCTCCCACCAGTGGCACCCCATGCAGCGTCCTACCATGGCCCCACCATGTTCCGTTCCATGAACTCGTCCTCATGGACGTGCGTCTCGAGCAGCCACTCCTCGGCCTCCTTGTGGCGATCGAACTCGACGCCGTAGCGGGCGAGGTCGCCGCACCACACCTCCTCGGCTACGTAGTTGCGGAACCTCTTGTTGCTCCGGTACAGCCATTCCAGGTTGGTCATGTCTCCTCCTATCGCTTGCCGCCCGCGCAGATCGCGCAGAAATCGTCCAGCCGCATCACGACGAGGTTGCCCCCTGCCTTCGCGGCCCCGCATCCCGGCCTGTGGACCACGAGCACCGGCACGTCCGCGCCGGCGTTTAGCGCCTCGCGCTCCGCCTCGTCCATCCAGCGCACGGCCTCGATGCGTTTCCTGTCCTTGCACTCGATCGCGAGCGCCATGCCGCGCACCGTGGCCTTGAGGTCGCCCTCGTCGCCCGTGCCGTGGAGCGCCACGCGCTCCGCCGGGATGCCGTGCGCAGACATGTACCTCGCGGTGGCCGTCTCGAACTTCGTGCCTTTGTCCTTGGACCTGTTAGCCATGACACGCCGCCTGACGCACCCGGTACATCTTGTCCTTGAGCAGTACCGCATCTCGATGCTCGGAGTAGTAGCGCCGCTTGTACTCCCTGCGCTCATCCGCGTGTTCGAGGTAGTAGACGCGCATCTTGGCCTTCATTTCGTCGCGGTGCCTCTCGTAGTAGGCGCGGCTCCTGCACGCATCCGAGCAGTATTTCGACTGCTGACCCGCGAGCTCCGCGCCGCACACGACGCACCTCATAGCGCCAGCTCCTCGACCGTGCATCCGATGGCCTTGGCGGCGAGGATGGCGTCGTCAAGAAGCACCGGGCACTCGCCCCGGTTCATGGCGCTGAACGCGGCGTCGGTGATGCCGGCCTTGTTGAGCACTGTCGCGGGCAGCTTGCCCTTCTTGACGCACATGTTCAGCACGTTGTCGTGGAACCTGGCCGAGAGGAGGCCGTCGTGGGCCCTCCACTCCTGCTTGGCCGGCATGCAGCGTCCCTTAGCGCTGCCGTAAATCTCCATGTCTTCCTCCTAGTAGAGCTTGCTTATGCGTTCCCAGAAATCGTCGTCGCGGCACTTCGTCCAGTGCCTCGCCGTGATGCCGTTGGAGCATGTCCCGCGCCACTCCCAGCCATCCTGCGCGTAGCGCAGCTCGAGGTCGTGGCGGTGGCGCAGGGCGTGGCATCCGGTGAGGTTGTCGCAAAGCGATACGACCGGAGGCTCGACGCCCTTGCTGCCGACGCCTCCCAGCCCCTTCGGGGGCTCGTGATGGCGGTCGGTCGCGGGCCGACCGCAGACGATGCAATAGCGCTGTACCATGTCATGAGGATGGCTCATCTTGCCACCCCCGCAGCGGCCCAGCTCCTCGCTATCTCGTCGTTGACAATTCCCATTTCCTTCTTTCGCAGCAGATGGGCCTCGTCGTTCGCCTCGGCCAGCGACTCCGCGCACCTCCACGCGATCTTCGCGTTGACAACCTTCTTGTCACCGTCAGTCGCGATAGACGCCGCGGTGGCGGAAAGCCCTCCTGCCTGGTATTCGAGAAACACGTTCTTCCTCGTCATGCGGTAACGTCCCTCGGCCTCCGCTGCCTCGCGGTCGAGCTGCGGCTTCTGGTCGAGGCATGCCTGCGCCTCTGCCGAGAGGTCGTGCATCATCACGATCATGTCTCGCCCGTCGAAGATGCTCATGACGCCGCCTCCCCCGCAAGGCCCCGGATGGTCGCGAGAGCGGACTCCGCCTGCCTGTGCGTCTCGTCGTAGTCGGGCGGCGGAGGCGCGGCCCCCGCCGTGCCGGGGCCGACGCCGCCCACTTCATTTGGAAGGGACTCTTTAAGAGTCCCTTCCTTCCTTCTTTCTTTCTTTCTTTCAGGGCCACTGGTGGCGTACTGGTGACGCACCAGTGTCGTACCGAGTGGTTTTTCACACCCTTTTTCCACAGTTTCCCAAGCCTTGATGTTGGCCGTGATTCCGGCCTTCTTCACCTTCTCGGGAGGCTCCGGGACGTTGGTGCTCGACGGTTTCCTGACCGTCTGGTAGGTGAGGAAGTTAGGCACGTTGATGTACCTCTCGCCATCCACCTCGTAGCCCTTGATGCACCCGACGGACTCGAGCTCGGCAAGCATCGACAGGAACTCGTCTGCGGTCATGTCGTCGTAGGGGAACACCCTCCGCCGCAGCCGGTTCAGGTTGGCCTTCTGGTTGCCGTAGTCGTCTCCCATGACCCACAATCCGATGAACAGGAGCCTCGCGCCGAGCGAGCACTCGGCGAGCGATTCGGAGTCGAAGAACTCGGGCTTCACCATCCTCTGCCTCGCCATGCCGGCCTCCTAGAACGGCACGTCGGCGTCGGCCATCGGCATCTGCTGGCCGGCGTTGTGGACGTTCGCGATGGCTTGCTGCGCCCACCCCGGCTGCGGGTTCTGGTACGTCGCCGCGTACGGCTGCTGCGACGGCATCTGCTGCTGCTGGTAGCCCTGCGGGGCGTACTGCTGCTGGTACTGCTGCTGGCGCGGGCTGGCGAACTCGATCTCGTCCACCACGACCTCGAGCTTGCTGCGCTTCTGGCCGTCGCGCTCCCATTGGCTCCACCGCAGCTTGCCCTCGATCGTGACCTTCGTTCCCTTCGAGAGATATTGCGCGATTCCCTGCGCCCTCGCCCCGAACATCGTGCAGTCCACGAAGTTCGCCGAGTCCTCCCACTCGCCGGTCTGCGGGTTCTTCCTGCGGTCGTTCACCGCCACCCCGAGGCCGAGCACGGGGGTGCCCCCGGCCGTCTGGCGCAGCTCGACATCGCGGGTCAGATTCCCCGAGATAACCACCCTGTTGATGCTCATTCCTTCTGTCCTTTCAGCTCGTACACGTACAATCCCGCCTTCTTCGGGACGTGGCTGCACGTGATGTTGTATCCGTCGTGGTTGAGCTCCCAGATTCGCGCGCCGTAGCGGAGGCACACGTGATCCGCGAGCCACTTGTTCGTCTTAGGCCCCGAGCGCAGCGCGTCGAGGATTCGGTCTTTCTGCGTCATGACAGGTACCCGCCGTTCCACTGCATCTGCGGCTGCTGCTGCACCGGCTGCTGCTGCACCGGCTGCTGCTGCGGCTCGATGGCGTCGCTGTCCTTGGTCCCGTCGATGGCGAACAGCCCCGCGAGCGCGTACTTTCTCGCGTAGCTGATGGCCGCGCCGGTTAGCTGCGCGGAGTCCATGCCCTTCTTCTCCCTCGGCATGATGGCCGGTGCGGAGACGGTCTGCTCATCGCCGTCGGGGCTTTGCAGCGTCGCGTCGGCCCAGATGACCTGCGCCGGGGCCACGCCTCCTCCATAGGACACGTTGATCGTCTCGATGCGCGTCTGCATCACGATGGTCCAGCCCTCGGGCAGCAGCTCCTTGACGGCTTGCAGGATTGACTCCGCGTTGCGGTAGGGGTAGTTGCCGAAGTCGTTCCACCGGTCCTTCGGCACCTTGAGGCCCGTCTGGACGGAGTGCAGCACGTCGGCCAGCTCCTTGCCCGCCATCTACTCCACCCCCACCTTGAGCTCGGCCTTGAGCTCGTCGCGCTCGTTCGTCAGGTTCTCGATGGTCCAGCTATCGACCTCGCGCATCGACCTGCATGCCAGGTACTCGCGCTCGACCTCCGCCAGCTTCTCGATGAGATAGTCCGTGATGGTCCTCCACTCGTGCTCCGTGCGCTCCCTCATCGCTCCCCTCCTAACAGCGGCAGCTCGCCGCCAAACAGTCCGTCGGCCCTCGCGGCCTCTAGGAACTCGAGTCTTTCTGTCACCTTCACGCCGGTCACGGCTATGGACGCCGCTCCCCTCTCGACGCGGGCTCCCGGCACGACCTCTCCGGTTTCGGCCCAAATGACCTGACCGCCGACGTTGACCACGCAATCCTTCCATTCGGGGTCGACGACCTCGTGCGTCATGCCCTTGTCGCGCATGAACTCCACGAACTCGGGTCCCACGCCATGAAGCGTCTCGCGCCCGGATTTGAGCGTCACGTGGGCCTTGAGGCGACCGAATCTGACCTCCACACGGTCCTGCCCGGTGCGCTCGTACTCATCGAGGAGCTGCGCCTTGACCTCTGCCGCGTCGTTCTTGAGCCCTTCTTCGATAACCTTCGCCGCGATGTTGCGCACGGCGTAGACGCTTGCTTTCTCCTTGAGGTCCATGCCTACACCCCCGCCGCCAGCTTCGCGATCACCATGATTGCGAAGCACGCCGCCATGCCGGCGACGAACCACCGGAGGCGTTCCTCGTGCCGACGCTCCGCATCCCCCGGCGAGGATGTGATATACTTCTTGCGATGGGTCATCTTGGGCTTCATCCTTCTGCGCCTCGTGTTCGCCGACACGGGGCGCGTCCTCTTGATTGCCGTCATGTGCTACCTCCGTACCTGTTGCCATTCCTTGAACCACCTCTCGAACTCGTCCGGATCGAACATGCGCCCCTTGCCTGTGATGTAGTAGGGCAGGCTGTTCGCCCGGAGGTTCGACCATTCCCTGATGTTTCTCTCGCCGATACCGGGGTACCGCTTCGCGAGATTGCGTGCGCTCAACAGCTCCATGAGCGCTCCTTGTCTTGTCGCGAACATGCCCGAAAGCGGCTGCTGACGGCACGGGGCTGGGTGGACCCCGAAGTATGCGTTGGAAAGTGGGAAATCTCGAGTGAGGATATGGCAGGCCACAGAAAGGAGATTGAGAAGGACAACTTCGCCTCCAGTAGCCGCATTGGGGCATGTTCTGATCTTGTCGCTCGGCCCTTGCGGGCTATCCGCGTTTTCTTCGTTTGTCAAGATGCTCCCGGATGGCTGCATGGAAAAGACTGGTATCATGTGCCCTGTCCGCATCGAACAGACCCGGAAGGAGGTAACCCCCGATGGGCGAGTTTTTGAGGACTCGGCCGCTCGCATGATGGCGGGGCCGGCAGCGCGGGCCGCTGCGAAGCCGCCATGCCAAGAAGGTGCGGTGACACCTCGGCGGCTCCCCAGTCTTCTCCATGCAGCTATCCGGTTGTCAAGGTGCCGGGGGAATAAATGTCCGCCGTGGCTACTTCGCTTGCGCGAGAGCCTGTTGGCGCTCCTCTTCGCTCATGCGAAGCCAATGTGAGCGTTTGTTTTGGGATTGCGTCTTCATGTCAACCCATCGGCAGTTCGATGGCTCGTAGTTACCGAACGGGTTGATTCGGTCGATGGTGCACACGCCTCTTGGAGCGCTCTCGTCGTATCCGTGCGAGTATGCCCATTCACGAAAAGTCGGATAATTGTGCCACTCGTCGCAGACTTCAACGTCTTTGCAGTAGCCGTAGTCATCGTTGCACCTTGACCTCATGTTCATCCAGACTTTGTACAAACGCTCGTCGCGGTAAGGGTTATCGCCTGACTTCCTGTATTCCGGGTGAGCACTCCACCACGCGCTCTTGGCTCTACCTGTTGCCTTGTGGCCGCAAGCCGCACATTGCGTCGTTTTGCCGTTCAGCAATTTTCCGATTGTTGGGACTAGTTGCAGATTTCCGCAATCGCATCGGCATATCGCGCCCGCTGCCCTTACCCCGTTCTTTGCCGGGTAGCTGATGACAACGAGACTTCCAAACCTCAACCCGATGTAGTCATCGGTATACTTGCATCTCTTGTTGATTGGTGCTGCGTCTGTGGTGTACTCGTATTCAAGCATGGCTAATCAACCCTACAGGCAAGTCGGTCGAGAGAGCATCCGAGCGCGTCTGCGAGTTTCGTGGCGTTCTCCATGCCCATCACGCTCGTCCCATCCTCATAGCTCTGGATGGTCGCTATCGGCACCTCCGAAAGTTCGGACAGACCCCTCTGGTCGTAGCCCTTGTCGATCCGCAGGCTCTTAATTCGCAGTCCGACCCTTTTCTTGTCGTATGGCATGTCTCCCCTCCTTCCAATAAGTCCGTATCTCGTACCTTGTGACCCATGATAGTACGTTTTTCGTACTTGTCAACAACAAAATATTCTCTATTCGTACTTTTCTGCTAGAATGTGCTTCCCGATGGCCGAATGGAGGAAGCCATGAAGCTCGAAATGCGTAGTATCCGGAAAAGAAGTGGCCTCACACAGGAAGCCGTTGCAGCCGCTATCGGCGCGACTAAACGGCAGGTTGGGGCGTGGGAGCGCGGCGAGAATGACATTCCGATGGACTATGCCGTGTCTATTGCCAGCCTGTTCGACTGCTCGATAGACGAGCTTGCAGGCCGTGAGAGGCCACAGGATGCCCTCTCGCGGGAGGAACAGCGTCTGCTCGATGCGTTCCGCGAACTGGACGAGGACGGGCGCAGGATGGCGCTCTACAGCGTCGAGGGTATGGCCGCAGCTTCGCGGCAGTCTCTAAATCAGGCTGATTCTCTAACTGCATAAAGTCTGGAAGGGTGAGCCATGAGCATCATGAAGCTGGGTCCGCAGCTCTACCGCGTGCGGGTCATGGTCAACGGCGAGAAGTGTGACGAGCGCGTGCATGGGCCGCGTGCGATGGCTCTGGCGCGTCAGGATGCCATGAGGGCCGAGCTGGCCGCGAAATCGAATAAGGTGTCGTGTCCGACCGTATCGGGCTTCTGGGGCGATTTCATGGCCCGGTGCGAGCGTAAATCGCTTGCCCCCTCGACCATGCAGGGCTACGGTCAGGTGTTCAGGGCCGACATAGAGCCTGTCTTCGGAAGGATGCGCCTGGACGAGGTGAGGCCCGCCGACGTGAGCGCGTGGCTCGGCTGCATGACCGCAGGCAAGGCGCGCCACTGCAAGGCCGTCATGTCGGCCATGTTCTCCTACGCCGAGGAACTGGGGCTTGTGGAGCACTCCGTCATGCGCAGACGGTACACGATGCCCAAGGAGCGGGCGCGGGAGAACGACGCGGGGCTGCTCGCGTGGGATGCGATGCTCGATATCTCGCAGGCGTGCGAGGGCGAGCCGTTCGAGACGTACTTCCTCGTCATGGCGTTCGCGGGATTGCGCCGCGAGGAGGCCGCAGGGCTGCAGCCGGGGGACATACGAGAGCGAAGGGGATGGGTGACGATCGACGTGGCGCGCACCGTGCAGCGCATCGGCGGCGACGTGGTGGTTGGCCCATGCAAGACGGAGGGCAGCAGGAGGACGGCCCTGATGTTCGCACGCGGCGAGCGGCTGCTCGCGCTGCGAGACCTCGCGGCGGCGGAGGGCCGGGAGTGGATGACCGGAGGCGCGGTGCCGGACAACCCGAACAACGTCTCGACGGCGTGGAAGCGGTGGTTCGCGTGCCAGCCGTTCGCGGGCGTGCCGATGCGCAACCTCCGCAACTCGTTCACGACCGCGATGGTGGCGATGGGCCACGATGCGGCGATGGTCTCCAAGATTACCGGCCACGTGTCGATGGACGTGACCTACCGGCACTACCTGCGGCCCTCTGCGGACGATTTGATAGACGCTTTTGACCGGGATTTGTCCGCAGGCGGCTCCGGGGATTTGTCCGCAGGCGGGTGATATGCCGCACAACCTGCGGTTTCATGGTGCTGGCGACAGGAATCGAACCTGCAACCTACGGTTTACAAGTTCGGATATCGGCGTTTGGCGTTTTCCCCGGTAAACTGCCGTTTTCGGGTGTTTACCGGGGAGGACGCTAAACGCTGGCGTGCGCTCATGAACGCTCACGGACGCACACCTGCGCGCTGCTTTTGTCCGTTTTTTGACCGCGACGGCCATGTGCTTTTGTCCCCGATGCGCAGGCGAAAGAAGAACGGCGCTGTTTACTATGGGCCGTACGGCAAGAGACGGCACGCCTGCGCACCGGGAACGAGCAACGGTCCCCCGTTAAGAGGGTCACTGGACGCCGTCGCCGGCGTCGATGGCGAGTCCGGACTTGCTGCTGACGATGCGCAGCACGCCATCCCCGCTGTCGATGAACTGCCAGCGCTGCGCGGCGGTCCCGTTGGACTTGTGGGTTTGCAGCCCGGTCTTCTTCGTCGTGCCTCCGCCCTTCGCGTCGAGCCTCAATCCCGGCGCACACTTCGGCTCCAACTCGTACAGCAGCGCGTAGGGCCGCTGCACGGGGATGAGTTTCCAAAGCTGCGCGTTGCCGTTGGTCTTCTCCCACACCCTGACGGGCGTGTCGTTGGCCTTCGAGCCGTCCTTAACGTCGAGGTACATGTTGCGCCCAACGTTGCGAATCTTCACCCATCCGCCATCGGCCTGCTCGATCTTGAAGTGCTGCATGGCCGAGTTGTTGGAGTTCCACAGCTTCGCGCTGTAGCCGTAGACCTTCGCAGGCTTCGGAGGCTCCATGGCCGACTTCACGTCCGCGACGATCTGGCCCATGCGGTCGTGTATCCACGGGCCTGGGCAACCGGTCGCGGCGAACATGCGGTGCTCGGTGAAGCTGGCGTACTTCGTGCCGTCGTACGCCGGCACGATGCCGTAGCGCTTGCAGATATCCGCGCACAGGGCGATGAGCGACCGATAGCTCGCGTCCGTGATGGCCCACGTGCCGTTCGCCACGCCCTCCCGCGAGTTGGATACCTCGATGGTGACAGCTCGGTTGTCGTTCCATGCGCTTCTGGAGGTCCACGGCGCGTTGGCCTCATCGACGTAGCACGCTATCTCGCCGTCCGGCCCGATGCCGTAGTTGGACGAGGCGTTGCGGGAGGTAGGCTTGAAAACCGCGCCGCACTGCTCGGCGGTGAGACAGCCGGCCATGTGGTGAATGGTGACTTTCGTGACGGCGGCGTTGCGCCCGATGTAGTGGTTGGGCGAGAAGATGGTCTTACTCGCAAGCGTCGAGATCATCGCCTTCCTCCTTCCCGTTCGATAGCTCCTCCTCCATTTCTGGCGTCAAGATGGTGTTGTCATCCATTGGTTACTCCTTGTTAAGACGTGTAGTTGCCGGCATGCGCGTGGTACTCGCGGCTAATCGTTGGCATTTTGCGGCTCGACCTCGTAGTGGCCCATGTAGGGAGGCAGTCCGCCATCGGAGCCGCTGTCAACGTCGAGCGGGAGGACCGGCGAGCCGTCGCGCACCGACAGCGAAATCGGCGATGGCTCGTCGATCTCGAGCCTAATCTCCCTCCTGCAACTCATCGCCATCGTCAATTACCTCCTCCGGTAGATACCCGTCGAGCAGGATGCGCTCGACCGGGACGTTGCCTATCTTCGTCGCGATAGCGTCCGCCCCGCCGTTATCGACCCCTCGGAGCTGGACCTCGCACGTCCCGCACGCCATCGCGAGGGTGTCGTGCTGCGTAAGCGTGCAGGATATGACGGTCTCATCGTCTATCTGCTGGTACTCGACGTTGAGATCGCCGCCGCTCTTGGTCACAAGCCCTGCGGAGGTCTTGAAGGTCAGGTACAGCTCGTATTGCGATATGTCCCCGCCGACAGTCACGGTCAACGGAGGCGTCGTGCCTCGTCTCATGCCTCATCGCCCCCGTCCGGCGCGAAAGGCGACCTGCCGTCGTCCACCTCGGGGATGCCCGCGAGGCTCGTCAGCAGCGACAGGATGGCCGCGAGCGCGGTGCCGGACGCGACGAGCACCCAATCCACCTCGGTCACGAGCGCGGACGCGCCGATGATGCCGATAGCCGCCTGCGCTGCGGTCTTCACGGCGCGGATGAGCGCGGCCTTTGCCCAAGTCTTCATTCGGTACCTCCTATCTTTAGCTCTTTCATGTCCGTCCGAATTTCCTCATAGCGGTCATGCAAGTTCGAGACCTCGGTCTCCAACTTGTACGTTCGCTCCACGATGCGGTTGTGCTTCTCCACGTCGGCCTTCAACTCCGCGAGCAAGGTCTCGAGCTTCGCGATGCGGCTCGATACGCCGACGTAGACCCCGACCACGGCGATGAGCACCGTGACTATCGAGCCGAGATATGGTGCGATTGTTTCCATGCTTGCCTCCTACTAGCTCAACCTCTCAACAAGCAGATAGGTATTGTCGTTCGATGCCGGAACCGAGACGGCCGTCTGGCTTCTTGCAGCGAGGTACAGGATGTCGTTCGCCGCGAGGCTAACAATCTTCGGCCCGACCTGCACGCAACTCGCGATGTCGCTGAGGAGGTACTCGCTCAGAATCTCGCTTGCGGACGAGAAAGCCCCCGAATTGGACGCCTTGTAGATATAGCATCCGCGACGGCCAGACGACGCGAGCGGAACCTGCACGGAGCCGGTGATGCGGTATGTGCCGGCGTTCTCGATCTTGATTCCGCCTGACGCTATGGAAAGCCCCGAGCCGCTGGATAGCTTGCTAGTTGTGGTGAGCGTGAGCTGTGCGATATTACCGGCCGTCAGCGATTTCGCCGCGCTGTTCCGCGCCTGATAGAAGATCGGCTCGACGCGGAGCTGGGACATGGTGCCCGAGGTAATCTTGCTGGCGGCTAGATTCGGGATATCGGACGCAGTCAATGCCCGTGCTTCGACAGTGTTGGTGCCATCGAACACGAGCGGCCCAGCCCCGGCACTGTCATCGGCGCATTGAAGGGCCAACGAATTCAACGGCGCAGTCCAATTCCCGTCCGCCATCAGCACTGCGCCGAAGTCGTTGTCCCCAGCCTCCGGCGCAGGCACGAGGCCATGAACGCCATTAGTGCTTGATGTGGCACCGGTGAAGTCGGTATCGGTTCCGCCGCCGCCGCTTATCGTGATATTACCTGAGCCGAGCAGGCTTTCGTTATTGATGGTCTTGATGTTGGTGCCGGAGACAAGAGTCTCCTGCTTCCCCGATAAAGCCGTCTTTATCAGGGTCATCAGATGCGATATGCCGGTGCTGTCCGCGTATTTAGGCATCTCGGCTCCTATGCCGCCGTCCAGAGGGCATCTATCTCGGCCGTGGTCAGAGCCTCAATGTTCGTCTGGACCGCGTCGATATCATTTGCGAACGTGGCGGTCTTATCCTGCTTGGCGATAATCATGTCACCCGGCTCGACGTTGATGGACGAGGTGAGGGCGAAGGATGCGGAGGCAATCCAATACCAGCCCTTCTTGTAGCTCTCGCCGCTGATGGCTGCGGCGGTTGCAGCCGTCCCCTTGTAGACCAGAGCGCCGGCGACGTCGCCCATAGCGGTGCTGATGGCGGTCGCGACAGCCTTACTCGTGGGCAGATTGGTGGAGGTGGAGTTGGCAGATATCGAATTGTCCACAGCCTTGGCGCACGCCGCGCCGAGCGTGTAGCCGTTATAGGTCTTGTTCGTAAGCGCCTGAGAGTCGGACAGATTGACGACCTGCTTGGAGTCCGAGTACAGATGACCGTCGGTGCCGACGTATGCCGTGTCCTGCGAGTAGGTCTGCGGATTCGCGGCCTGACTCGTCGCGCCGATGATGAAGAGTTTCGAGCTGCTGTCCGTGCTACCGGCGGTGTTCTTGGTATCGGTGTCAGAGGCTGTGATTGTGACCTTGTCGTTGGTTGCATCGGGAGTGAGGGTGACATTGTCGCCAGCGACCAGCTCCAGCGTATCGGTCTTGGCGTCAGCGGCGACCGTCGTGCTGCCGACCTTCACGTTCGAGAAGGCGTTCTGGTTGACCTCGGCACCTGTATCGATGCCATTGAGTTTGGTTTTATCGGCTGACGAAAGCAAACCGCTGGCGCTTGTAGTTGCAGGTTGGATGGTCACGCTTCCGAAACTAGCGAGTTCCTGTGCCTGCTCGTTATATCCGGCATAGGAGATAACAATTGTGTCATTCGTGCCATTTGAAATACTAAAAGACGGGATGGCCCAGCTTCCTGCACCGATAAGAAGAACTCCTGTTGCACCTAACGCCGGTGCTGGCACCAAACCATGCACACCAGCCGCGCTGGACGTAGCGCCTGTGAAGTCGCTGTACGTGGTACCTGTAGGAACCTGCCACGAACCGTCGTTGCGCAGGAATTTCGTGGTATCGCTCCCGAAGCTCGGACCGTTCGTAATCTTGCTTGCGCTCTCGTCGTTGATGATGAGCTTGTCCCCGCTGGCAATCGTGGGAGCCGATGCCGTGATGTCGCCCCCATTAGTGATGTTGCCGTGAGTGTGCGAGCTTGCAGCTCTGCTAGTGTCGGTCGGATGGACATGGTCGCCCCGCGAGAAGGTCGATGCGCTTCCCGCGCTCGCCGTCCCGTCCATCGCCGGGTTCGATGTCTCGGCAAGGCCGGTGACCCAGTTCTTGATGAGCGTGAAAGCGTGGCTCAGTCCATTGCTGTCAGTGTATTTCGCCATGATGTCCCTCCTATGCGTTGGCGAACAGAACCGATATTTCCTGATTGCTCAGTACTTCGAGGCCGAGGTCTTCCTCGCCGATGTCCACGTCCCCGGTGCGGTACTCGTCCTCGGCGCTCCCTTTGACGCCGGTGACGATATCCCCCTCTATGTCGGACACGACGTGCGTATGGCCCTCGACGCTCACCTGCACGCCGTCCTGCTTGAGCGGTACGGTCGCATTGAACTCGCCGGCGCGCCTGCGGTATGCGGAGGCTATGACGATGGTCCCGTAACCAACAGCGCCGAGGTACGTCCTCGCATTTGCCTCGAAGTCCTCAACGAACGAGTTGGGACTGTCGGACAGGAACTCCCTGCCGAAGTCTCCCGGCTGCTCCGTCCCGTCGATGCCGTATTCCTCCCAAAGCCCGTGCGCGAGGGCCGGCCTATGCTTGCCCGCATCCCATGCGGGACTCGCATCGGCGATATAGCGGTTGGGGAACAGCTCACCCTCGCCGACACTGACCAGCATGTCCGCGACCTCGCCGTCGGAAACAAACCACATCTCCGGCTCCGGCTCGCCGACCGGAGGCACGACATACACCGTCATGCCGTCCGGGTCGATATGGACGTGCTCGTCAAGCGTCCCAGCCTGCAGCGCCTCGTAGACGGAGGCCGAAAGGTTGCTCCCATCGAACACGCCGTACACGCGGTAAGGGGCCATATCGCCGTTGAACTGGAACCCGTCTAGCTCGTATTCGAGCGCGTGGACCTCGTAGTCAGACTCCCCGTCGTTCCATACTGCGGGATTACCGATGGGCGTGCCGGACACCGCGAGCCAATTATCCGGGCCGTTCTCCACGGAGAACCCGGCATCCGACACGGCTACGTGCATGTCTGTCTCGCGGCCTATCTTCGCGCCGGTCGCCCCCATGCGCGTGACGACGTTGCGCGAGAGCAGCCCACGCCCATCATAGAACGCCATGTCGCCCGCCGTGATGTCCACGTGAGGCTCGCCCACCTTGCCAACTCTCGCGCCGTCCTTTCCGAACTGCGCTACGACATTGGCGGGGTCGTTGCCGAGGCCGTCAAAGAACGCGACGGCGCTGCGCGTGATGCTCACGAGGTTGGAGAGCGCCGTACGCAAAAGCAGACCGAGCGAGTTGATAAGGATGTTGTGGCCCGCCGCGGACTGCTCCCATGCCTCTTTCGTGACCTCGGTGACATGGATGCCATCGTCGCCGGGCCAGAAATGCTGACCGGTCGCGTTGGCGACCTGCGCGGCCTCGTCTGCCGCGTTCTGCGCCGCGTCGATCGCGGCCTCGACCGCATCGCCCCAGCCAGCCGAGGCTATCGCGGCCGCGCCCCCGAATCCCATCGAGACCACCGGGGTCTCGCCGGCCTTGACGGAGCCCACGGCCGGGACGGTCACGATCTGCGTCTCAACGACCGGCTCGACCTGGTACAGCGGGATCGGCTCGCCGTCGTCGCCGTAGGTGTATACCTGGTCGCCGTTGTCGTCCAGCACGGGCAGCGGGTTCCCCTCGTCGTCCTCGCGGTAGATGGGCTCGCCGTGCTCGTCGGTCTGCGCGATCGGGTTGCCGTCGGGGTCGTAGGAGAGTATCGGCTCGCCGTCGGGGTCGGTGAGCTGCACCTTGCGGAACACCGGCTCGCCGTCCGGGCCGAGCACCGGAACGGGGTCTCCGTTCACGTCGTAGACGGTCTGCTCCTCGTAGATGACGTTCCCCTCGTCGTCCTCCACGGGAATCGGGTCCCCCTCGTCGTCGTAGATGAGGTTGCCCTCGTCGTCCGTCTCGTAGACCGGCTGCATCGCCGTCTCGTACACCTGCTCCATCTCGCCGACGTAGATATCCACCTCTCCGCCGTCGGAGTCGGCTTCGGCCATGCCCCAGATTGCGGGCGATGCGCCCGCACCGGCGGTCCTTGCGAGGAAGTCGGCCAAGGAGTTGAAGCTCATCGCGTGCGCACCCTCCTTATAGTCGTCTGCATCTTCATGCCGGTGAGGCCCAGCGTGTACTCGATGTTCGTGACGAGCCCATCCACGTCGATGCCGCCGGACGCCTCGTTGTCCTTGTAGGTGAACCGGATCACGTCCCCTATCGCATAGGGCATGTAGTATGAGTCGAACGTGTATTGCACGCCGCCTCTGGCGAACCGCTTGAGCCTCGACTCGGCGATGGCGTTGGCGCGGTCCTTCGTCTCCGGCGTCATGTTCTGGATGGTCTCGGTCTCGTCCACGAACCTGCCGCGCTTCTCGAAGCTGTAGGAGTTGTCTGCGGCGAGCCTCGCCTGCCCGTAGATCGTGACCTTCTTCTTGTCGACGGTCTTCTCGTACCGGATGCCGTACCGGTTCACGCAGTCGGTCCGGTTGACCGTCACATCAACGCCCTCGAACACGAGCGACGAGGAACCGCTCGGCACGGAGTAGTTGACCGGCTTGCTCGCCGGGGCGACGTATGGCACCAAGACGATATGGCCGTTCGCGTCGACCGTAACCTGCGCCGTCAGGAAGTCCGCGATCTTGTTCAGCGCAGTGAGCCGCTGCGTTCCGAAATCGACTATCTCCTCGTTCTTCCAGTTCGCGTCCTTGACGCCGTTCACGAGCGCGATCGACTTGGTGCCGCTGCCTTGATGGAGCTGCCACCAGACGTTTAGCGCGGACTTTCCGGGCGTGAACGTCACGGAGCCGAGCAGCTTGCTGTCGGTTTGCGTCTTGAGCATCGAATACAGCTCGATGGTGCCGGTGTAGCGCCCGTGGATGTATCTCTGGTTGTCGTTGCCCGTGTGGAACGTCCCGAGACATATTGTCGTTGACTTGCCCTCGCTCGCGAGGGTCGCGGTGTAGTACAGCCGCAGCAGCCGCCCGGTCGTGAAGTTAGAGCTGCTGACGTTGATGCTCCCGCTGTATTTCAGGTCGCCCTCGTAGCTCGCGGATATGCGCCCGTCAACGAAGCCGGTCATGTCGCCGAGCTCCGCGAGCGTGCGGTTGTCGCACATGACCCAGCGGAACGAGTCGGTTATGCCGCTCTTGGTCCAGTCGGACGCGGCCCACGCCATCTACGACACCTCCTCGAGCGAGAGCGTGACGGAGTGGGCGGGTCGCGCCGTGTCGATGTCGATGCCGGTGACGGCCACCTTCGCGTAGATGCCTTGCGGCAGGCAGATGGAGCCGTCGCTGCCGGTGTACCGCTTCATCGTCTCCCAGTCGGTGAGCCGGTTGCCGCTGCCCATGTCGTGGCTGTCGGTGTCGTAGACGATATCCCCCTTGACCTGTATCGAGGCCACGCCTCCCGTGCCGTGCCTCGATACCTCGCGGCTCCTGCCCGCGCATACCTCGTGCTCGACGTTGGGCGCATACGAGCGCGTCCACGTGACGCCGGCCTCCTCGAGAGCGCAGACGAGCGCGGCGATCTTGCCGCCGATTGTCAGGTACGTACGCCCGAGCGACCTCAATGTTTCGATCGCGCTGCCCTTCGACGCCTTGTCGGAGTCCGCTGCGACGCTTGTGATCTGCGCGGTGTATTTAACGGGGATGTCGGACGGAACGTCGGAGAACTCGTACGTGCCTGTCTTGGCGTTGTAGTCCTCGCTCACGACCTTCGACGGCTTGGCGCTCCCGGTCGTGCCGTCAGGGTTTGTCCATGTCGCCTTGAGGCTCGCGCCGGTCCACGGGTAGCCGCCCGAGCCTCCCGTGACCACTACGGTCATCACATGGGCGTCCGAGTCGGGAGTGGGCGTGACGGTCGGAGCGGTCACAGGCGTCCCGTAGATCGACTCCACGCTGCCCGAGAAGGTCGTCCTCTTGTACGCGCCGCCGCCTCCGCCCGCGTCCTGCACGTTGTTCAGATCGAACATGGCGGAGAACGCGGAGCCTATGTCGTAGTCCTTGTTCAGCTTCGAGATCGGTATGGTGAAGTAGGTGCCTGTCAGCCCTCCCCTGACATCGCCGATTTCACAGCCCGAGTTGTTAGGCCATATCACGGTGACGGAGTTCCCGTCGCGGTTCCAATCGGTCGTGTAGTACACGCGCAAGGAGTCGTTGGTCGCGAGCTTCACGGCCGTCACCGAGAACGATGCGGGCGCATGGATGATCGAGAACGTGATGGTCTTGGTGTTGCCGTGCTTCTTCGCGCCCTCGTCGTATGGGCGAACCTGGACCTTCCATTGCTCCATGTCGTAGGTGCCTAGCGCGGTGGCCGAAATCCGCACGTAATGCGTGTAGCAATACTGGTTGGCGGCGAACAGGTTTGTGCTCGATGACGGGCGTGCGTTCGCCATGTTCCAAGTGTCCCAGTCCTGCGTGTTGGAAGGCGTCACGAGGGTCGAGCGTGCGGTCTTTGTCGAGCACGTGTTGGCTCCCTGCCATGCCCCCCATCCGCCCCATGCGCCCTCGACCGACGCGGTAGGGGTCTTGCGCTGCCGTTTGCACCACCGGACCTGATACGTCTTGTACTTGGATTCCCAGCCGATATAGAAGCCCGTATCGCCGTTCTCGTATACGCCGTAGGTCCCGCCGGCCCCACCGATGATTACCTCGTCTATCTGCGACAGGCTCGCGTTCATGAAGACCAAGGAGGGAGCGGCGAGCGAGGTGTTGATCGTTGACATGCTAGGCCCTCCTTCTGGCCGTTGCGGACACAAGCGCCTCGTCTATGATGGTGAGCACCGCGCCGCGTATGGCGGCGTTGTCGTTGACGGTCACGCCGTCTATGGAGACGTTGTACGTGATCGTGTCGTCCCCGCGCCCCATCTCGCTCGCTATCGCGTCGGCTATCGGCTTCATGTATCGCGTGTTCGTGAGAGGCACGACCGCCCCTCCCGTACCCCAGTTGAGGACGGCCTCCGCGCCTGCCTCGCCGACCCAGCCGTTGTTGGTGAGCGTCGGTCCGGTGGCGATGTAGCCTTTGGCGTGGCGCGGTATGAACGGCGATGACGCGACGCTTCCGGTGGCGGAACGAAGCGACTGCCCGATCACCGAAACGGCCACGCTCGCGAACTTCTGCGCAGGGGTCCAATTGTTCCACCGGTTCATGAAGTCTAAGGCCGTTCTCATGCCCTGCGAGACCGTGACGGAGGCGTGCTGCTGCTTGAGCGAGCTGCCGTTCCACGTGTAGACGTTGCCCTGCGCGTCGACAAGCGATTGGTCGTTCACCACGGCGTTGCCGTTCTTGTCGAGCAGCGTGGTGCCGTTCCATGTGTAGACGTTGCCCTGCGCGTCCTTGAGCTCCTTCTGGTTGATTTTCGCCGTGGCCTTCTTGTCTTCCAGCTTCTTTGCGTTAACCTCGTCTATCTCGATGCCGAGGCCCTCGAGCGAGGCGACCATGTTCCCGACCGAGCCATCCCACGTGCGCGCGATGTCCTCGATCTCGCCAGAATGCGCCTGCATGTCGTCGTAGCTGACGCCGAGCTCGTCCAGGTAGTGCGCGAACTCGGTCACGGACCTCCCGTTGCTCCACAGCGCGACCTGCAGCCTGTCGTTGGACGCGACCCACTTGACGCCCGCCCTCGCGTTGTCTAGCTGGGCCTCCGCCATGAGGTTCATGCCTTCCTCATACTGGCCCATCGCGTTCGTGGTCTCCCACATCTTCGTGCGCGTGTTGTCGAGTTTCTGCTGCACGGCCACGAGGGATTGGTACAGCGTCGCGGAGTTCTTTCCGGCGTTCTCCGTCATGTCGCGCTCTATCGCGGCCTCGACGTCTGCCACCTCCCGCTCCGCCGCCTCGATGCTCTCGAGCGCCGTGCGGTAGTCGGCCATCTTGGCCTCGTAGGACTCTTGGAAGAACTTGGCCTTCGTGGATGCGAGGATGGAGTCTGTCAGCTTGTTGAACTCCTCGGTCGTGAGGATCGCGCCGTCCCGCATGAGCTCGAGAGCGCCCGTCGCGTCCTCCGTGAACGATATGGACTCGCCGGCGGCGCTGTTATACAGGTCGAGCTGCGTCTTGAGGTTCGCCATGCTCTCGGCGCTGCGGTCGCCGTTGTTGTACGCGTCCAGCGCCTCGACAAGCGCATCCGCGTAGTGCTCGATGTTCGCGGTGTTCCCGTATGTCTCGTCTGCGCTCTCCTGTATCTTGCGGTTGTTCTCGGCAAACTGCTTCACCATGTCGTCGTAGGACGATGCGACCTCGCCGAACGCCCTCTCGCTGTCCTTGGCGGCGTTGGAGAGGGACGAGCCTATCACGTCTCCCGCGTTTTTGGCGGCGGTCTTCGACTCGTCCATCTTCTTCTTCAAGTCGAGCAGCGCGGCAACGACGAGCGCTATGCCTGCGACGACTGCCCCGACGGCGAGCCCCTTCAAAAGCGACGTGCCGAGGGTCTTCGCCCCTTCCTTGATGCTCGCGAGGCGCATCTGCATGCCTCCTGCGGCCGCGCCAGCGTCCGCGAAGCCGGACTTCATGATGCGCAAAGCCCTGCCCATCGCGCTCGATTCGGTCAAAAACGTCTTGATGTTCTGGCTGGCCGTCATGAACGTCGACGCCATCGTGAGCAGCGGGCCTATGGCGGCTCCCACGCCAAGCAGGGCGACTATGGCCGACTTAGAGCCATCATCCATCTCGTCGAACGCATCGAGCGCGGACTTCGCGAGGTCGGTGAACACGGCGATTATCGGCGTGGCTCCCTCGGCGAGCGACGCCATCGCGTCGTTGCCGATGTTAGCGAGTATCTGCAGCTGGCCCGAGAAGCCTTCGGCCTTCTTCTCCGCCTCGCGCGCCGCGTCGCCGGCCGCGCCCCATGCGTCGCTCTGGCCCTTCCACGCGTCGTTGCTCATCGTCAGGTTGTCGTTGAGCCCGCCGATTGTCTGCATGAGGCCGAGGATGGACTGCTTCTGACGCTCGCCCGTTATCTTAAGATCCTCCAAGGTTGACACGGCGGAGCCGCCGTCGGACTCGATTCGGTTCAGGCCCTCGATGAACGCCTTGAACGCCTCGATGGGATGGGTCTCCCACGACCTCGCGAACTCCTCGGCCGACGTGCCGGCCACCGCCGCGAACTTGTCGAGGTTGTCCCCGCCGTTCGCCACGGCCGACTCGATGTCGGAGAACGTGTTGGAGATTGCGGTGCCTGCGGCCTCGGTCTTCATGCCAGTCGAGGCTATCGAGCTCGAAAGCGCCAGAATCTCGGGGACGGTCATGCCGACGATGGTGCCCATCGAGCCTATGCGCGTGGCGATATCGACTATCTGGTCCTCGGTGGACGCCCCGTTGTTGCCGAGGCGCACGAGGGCGTCCGCGTAGTTGTCGTACTCCTCCGCGCCCATGTGCGTGATGTTGGCGAGCTTGCCGAGCGTGGTCGCGGCCTGCTCGGTGTCGAGGTTGGTCGCCACATCCAAATTCGATACGGTCTCCGCGAATGCCTGCAGGTTCTCCGTGGCGATTCCCAATTCGCCGCCGATGGCCTCTATCTGCAATATCTGCTCCGCGCTCGTCACATGCGTCTTCGAGAACTCGATGGCGGCGCGGCGCAGCTCCTCGAACTGCGTCTCGGTGCCGTTGACGGTCTTGCGCATGTCGCGGTATGCGCTGTCGATGTCCTGCGCGGCCGTGATGGCGCGCCATCCGAGCATGGTGATGGCCGGCGTGAGCGTCGAGTACAGCGTCATGCCGGCGGACTTGATAGTGGAGGCGTTGAGGAAGCTCTTTCCGCCGAGCCCGGTCAGGCCCATGCGCTCCTTGAGCGCCTTTGCGTGCGCGCTCGTCTCCGCGAGCTCGGCCTGCAGGCTTTCGAGCTCCGCGCACTCTTTGGCCGTCTCGAACTTCGCATCCATCTCTGCGGCATGCACGCTCAACTCGCGCACCTTCGCGTCGGCCTCGCGGACCTCCGCTTCGAGCTTCCTTATCTCCTCGTCTGGCGCATGCGCGTCCTTGAGGCGTTGGAGCGACTGGTGCAGCGCGTCGGCCTTGCCCTTGGCCTCGGCCAGCTCGTTCTGCGCCTGCTGCCATTCGTCTCCCGTCTTCTGTATGAACATCGGGAGATTCTTCTCTTTGGCGAGGGTTTTCGACAGGTGTTGCTGGTATGCCTCCACCTGCCGGTTGAGCTCCGATGCCTTGAACTCCGCGAGCTCGTACTCGTTCGACAGCGCGCGGAGCCTGCCGAGCGCGGCCTGCATGTTCGACGGGTCCTCGCGCAGCGCGGCCTCGTAGGCTTTCGCCTGCTTGGCGCATTCGGAGAGCGCGGCGTCGACGGACTTCACCCTCGCTGCCGACTCCTGCCACGTGTCGGCCGAGTAGCGCGAGACGGTGTTCAGCTCGCGCACCGTCGCTGCGGCGTTGCGCGCCTCGGATTCGAGCCGCTGCATGTCCACCGACATCTTCTCTAGGTCGGCGGCTGCATCGTACGCCTCGGAGTCGTTGAACGCCTCGTTCCACGCGGCCCTCATCTCGCGGAGCTTCTGTATCTCCTCGTCGGTGATGACGCCGAGCTCCTTCAAAGCGGCCATCTGCGACTCGAAGGTTTCGTCCGTGCCGTTGCGCGACAGGGCGTTGAGGTCCATCGCCTGCCCCGCCTCCTTGGCGCGGGCCTCGAGCTCGCGGTAGTTCGCGGACAGCGTGGCGGTCATGTCGTTGTACCGCTCCTTGGCCGTGGTCGCCGCGAGCGCGATGTTCTCGGTCGATTCGGCGAGCCTCTTGACGCTCGTGGCCGAGCCGCCGACGTTCACGGTGGTCTCCCCGAGCTCCTTGTAGGCGTTCTTGATAAGGGTGATCTTCGAGTAGAGCGCTTCGGCCCGGTTCGTGGTGAGCCTCATGCGGGTGTCGACGTTGGCTAGGTTGCCGGGGTCGAACCGCATGGCTCGGTTGATCTGGCGTATCCGGGCATCCAGCACTGACGCGGCCTTGGTGGACGCTTTCAGCGCGGAATTGAGCTGGGAGGTGTCGCCGCCGATGCGGATAGTCAAGCCCTTGTATTCTGCCATCGGCGGCAGCACCTCCTATATTTAGAAAGAGTCGATGTCGGATTGCGTCGCCTCACGCGCGCCCTCCGGCTCGTCCTCGCCCCTCCCGTCTGCCACCGCCTGCACGTACCATGCGGCGCGGGAGTAGGGCATGTCCGTTATGTCAGCCCTCGTGAACCCCAGTTTCAGCATCGTCAGCTCCGTCTTTGTGTACGCGAGCCTTGCGCTTTCGCTTTGGCTTCTCGAGCTGCCTTGCAAGCTCCTCCGTGGCTTGGGTGAGCGCAGGAAAGCAGGCATCTATCTCCTTGATGAGAAGCAGGTGCAGCCTGTAGATGTCGATGTCGTCGGCTGCATGCGCCTTGCTCCACAGCAGGAAGTCGCCAATCCTCTTGTCGCCGTTGAGGCCTGCCTCGCACCCGCATTTGAGCATCGCCCACAGGGCGCGCGCGTCGGCCTCCCAGTTCGCCGCCAGGAGCTTTCCGAGAGGCGTCCCGTCCTCCGTGTCGCCGTAGTCGGTCACGTCATCGACAAGCGACTTGTGAGGGCTCGACGGATCGTTTTGGAACGCCTGCTCGTAGATGGTCAGCGTGTGCAGGCTGCACAGCGCCGTCCATTCGTCGGTGGACTCGCCGAAGGCGAGCGGGCCCTTGTCGCGCTCCTGCTCGCCATCGGCGTTGTCTTCCACGTGCCGGAAGTGGATTATCATTCCTGCTCCTTACGAGGTCGCCCCAGTCGCCCCGGTCGCGCCGCTCGGGCCGGAGCCGACGATGTAGACGGCATCGAACCAGTCGGCGAACCTCGTGGCGGTCGCGGTCTCGTTGGTGACGCTTGCCTTGATGACGTTCTTGATGACGCCGTCGATGGTGATGTCGCGGCCGATCGCCACGCCCGTCAGCTCGTCGGTGTCGGGGTCGACAGAATCGGTCGTCGTGTTGCCCGTGGTGGTCGGGCGGTTGAACTTGACGGAGTACAGCAGGCCGCGCTTCTTGACCTTGCTGCCGTCGAACTCCCACAGCAGGGCCACGTCGCCAGGCTTGCCGTCGGCGCTCTCGTAGACGACGCCGTTGGTGTCGGTGGCGTAGCCGAGCAGGTCGACCTTGGCCTGGTCGCCCACGACGGCGATGGTCACGGAGACCTCGTAGCCCGTGTTGGAGCTGCCGGTCTCGTAGGCGATGTTGTCGGCATAGAACGTCCACGTGTTGCCCTGCGGGGTCAGCGTGATGGCGGTGCATCCCTGCATCGCGACGGGGGTTGCGTAGGTTCCCGCGTCGTTGCCGCTGCCCTCGGTGTACTTGGAGTAGTGGACGTTGGAAACGCCGAAACGAACTCCCTTGGAATCGCTCATGATTCCTCCTCCTTAGTGTAGGTAAAGTCGTATTGCTCTATGTGGCATTGCTCGCTCTGGCTCCACGTGCCGACCTGCTCGACCGGGCCGAACGCCGTCTCGAGCGCGTCCCTGACGCTTTCCTCGAGCGCGGGGTCGGCGACCTTCTCGAACAGCTCGACGTGCATTCGCGGTAGCCTCGCGTGCGTGCCGTTGTCGGCATAGAACTCGCCTTGGTCGTCCACCGTGTAGACGTAGAACGGAGGGGCGGGTGCCTTGCCGACCGGGTATGCCTCGAAGCGTCCGGTCAGGCCGGTCGCATCGAGCGCGGCCACGAGCCCGCGCATTGCGTTTGCCACGATGCTCATAGCCTCGCCCCCAATGTCGCGACGATGACCCTCTCGGCCATCTCGAAGCCGTCGTCTGCCGCCGGCGCGATGTGCTCGACGGCGCGGGTTTCGCCGCCGCCGACCTTGGCATGTCCCTTCTCGAGCAGGTGCGGGAGCCCCGGCTTCGTGGAGTACACGTGGGCCTGCACCTCGCGGCCCTCGCCCTCGACGCGGTAGCGGATCGACTTGGCATACGCGCCCGTCTTGGCGGGAGCGCCGGCCTGCCACTCGTCTCTGGCGAGCGCGGCCCCTGCCTTGACCCCTGCGAGCAGCGACTCGTCGGCGGCGTCCTGGACGCTGCCGAGTATCGCATTGAAGTCTGCCATGAACCGGTCTTCCATCAGTCGTTCCTCGCGTGCTCCGAGAGCGTCAGGATCGTTGATTCGAGACCCTGCCTGCTCGATTGGTCTATGTCCAGCTCTACGCCGTGGTAGACGGCCTGCGTGTATGGCCGCTCCTCGAACTCGATGGTCTTGACCTCGACTCGGGCGGCTATCTTCGGCCCGAGTTGGGCGGCGGTGGCCCACATGTCCAGCCCCGTGTACCACGGGTTGCAGAACACCTCCGTGTCCACCGGACCGCCTTCGTGCTCGATGCCGTACTCGTCCACCTGCGCGCCGCTCGTAACGTCGCGAAGCGTGATTGTGTCGCTCCACCCGCTCATCCGCGCGCCGCCTTGGAGTGGACGTTCTGCTTGCCGTTGAGCAGGCTCGTGACGATCGACCGGTAGGAGGCCATGCAGGCGTTGCGCTCGCTCGCCTCCACGTCGCGCCCGTACTGCGCCTTGCAGTAGTTGATGACCGCCGTTTTCACGATGGGCATGTAACCCCATTCGCACGCGTCGTCGGCAAGGAAATCCGGGCGCACGCCCTTGTTCCCCATGTCGAACAGCGCGGTGTCGACGTAAATCCTGATCTCGTCGTCGGTCAGGCGGGTGGTCACGCGCAGCGCGGTCCTCACGTCATCGAGCAGTTCCATGCCTAGCCCTCCTTCGGCTTCGCGGCGCGCTTGCGCGCAGCGGCTTTCGTCGCCCGCTTCTCGGGCGTCTCGGGCTGCTCCGCGACGCGCTCGACCAGCACGGCCTCGGCGGGCTGCTCGCCCTCCTCGTACTGGTACGTCCTGCCGTCTGGCATCTTGTAGATACGAAGCATCTAGTCAGCCTCCTCTATCCTCCTGAACAGGTGGCCGCACGCGACTCTGGTGTCCACGTGGCGCGGTATGCCCGCCTTGCGCAGCTCCTCGCAGAAATAAAGGTCCTCGGAGAGCATCCCCCTGTGGCTGTCCCGGTAGTTCACCCAGTCGAACCAAGGGTAGTCGATGCGCAGAAGCGTGTCCCTACCGATGAGTATGCAGCCCATGCCGCCACCGTGTATCTCGACAAGGAACTCGCCGCGCTCGCGCATCCCGGCGAGCTCGCTTTTCGTGTACTCGCTTTCGAGCGGGTAGTTGAAGTAGGCGTTCCCGTTCTCATCGTTGAGCCTGCAGACGCACGTGCGCTCGCTCGGTCTGTTGTCGGCGTTGCGATGCAGGTAGAACCCGCACACGCAGCCGACTCCGTGCGACGCGAGATTCACGAGCGCGTCCCTCGGCGGCGTCACGTCGTTGTCGACCATCATCAGGGCGTCGTAACCGCCATCGAGGGCCGTCTGCACGATGCGGTTGCGCGCCGTCGCGCAGTCGTAGCCGCGTACGAACGCGAAGTCGCACACGTGCTCCCCCTTGTCCATGTCCCATAGGGCCTTGAACGTGTCTGGGGTGATCGTCTCGAACGTCGGTATGGCTATGAGCACCTTCATGTAAGGCTCCCTATCAGATCGCACACCCTCTCGGCCGAGCGTCCGTCGCACGCGCCCGCGACCGTCTCGACGCACTCGCTCTCGATGTCGCCCATGCCGTTGTCTGCGGCCTCGCGGAGCATGTCGATGAGGCGTTCCTCGTTGCCCTCGGCGCGTATGGAGCGCGAGCAGTAGAAATCCGGGTACGGGAAGTACATGCCGCGCCTCGCGACGTACTCGGCCATGTCGTCGATCGCGAGCACCGCTGGGACGCCGAGCAGGTACGCGTCGAACACGATCGAGCTGTAGTCTGTCAGCAGCGCGTCGCAGGTCGTCAGGTACTTGCGCGACGCCGTTCCCGGCGCGGCCTCGACAATGTGCTCGCACTGAACGTCCAGAAGCGGGCTCGCGTCGTAGTAGTGGCGCTTGACAACCAGCAGCTCGCCGTCTTCGAGCAGGCCGTCCATCCTGCGCCAGTCGAGGCGCGGGAGATGGCCGTCGCCGTTCCTGTAGGTCGGCGCGTAGAGGTACATGCGCCCGTCGTTCTTACCGGGCCTCGGCCCGAAATAGGCGTCGGTGCGCGGAAAGCCGAGCGGGAGCACGCGCTCCTTCGGCATGCAGAGCTGTTTCGCGACGATCGGGACCATCGCCTCGGACGGCGACACGGCGTAATCGGTCTGGGCTGACGCCTCGGCGTCGAACCACGGGGCCCTCGCACCCTCGTCGGCTCCGTACAGCTTGCCGCCGGCGATGCCGTGACAGAGGTTGACGGACTTGCATCGCGACTTGCCCTCTATCCGCGTCGGGAGGGCGTCGAACACGACGGCCCCGAAGCCATCGCGCTCCGCGTCCCTCATGCTGCCGTGGTGCAGCCTGAACTCCTTGTCGCCGCCGTGCATGTTCCAGACGGCGGTGAGGTTTTCGCAGCGTCCCAGCGGGTTCTCCGACACGAACAGCGTCCTAGCCATGACGCACCGCCTCGTGCAGCCTCAAAGCCTCGTCCCAGTCGGTCGCGCGCCATTTGAGCGCGTCGTACTCGACGGTCCACCTCACTCGCTCCACGCCCGCGTAATGGACGATATGCGGGTTCAGCGTGCCGTTCTTGTCCGTCCACCAATTCTGGTTGTAGGTGGCCGGCATCTCGTGGATTCTGCCTTGGCACAGGTAGTTGCCAACGTCCTGCTCGACCCACGAGAACCTTCTGCGGTTCAGCACCTCAATGCACTCGTCCGCCTTGCCGTCCCTCATCTTTTCGAGGTTGTACAGCACCACGCCGAAGTTGCAGTATTGCATCCCGTTCCCGGTGCGGTGCCATTCAGGCACGGCGGAGAAATAGCAGTCGGATATAGGCATGTCCCATAGTTCGGACACGTCACGCTTGACCACGAGGTCGGAGTCGAGCGAAAGGACGATATCTGCGTCCGGTAGCACGCGGCATAGGGCGATCCTCATCATCGCCATGTAGGTGTAGCGGGAGTCCATGTTGGGCCCGTCCTCGGGGAAGAACTCCTGGCCGCTCGCGTCATGGCATACGACCATGTCGGGTAGCGGCTTCGGAAACTCCCCGTCTTCGATGATGAAATGGACGAAGTCTACGTCGCTGTTAGCTATCAGCGACTTCGCGGACATCTCCATGTCCTCGTAGATGGCCCTCGTTCCGCAGTACGCCGCGTGCTTCATCCGGGTCCCCTTAGCTCGTCGCTCCGGTCGCGCCGGAGGCGCTGACGGTGATGTTGCAGAAGCATGCGGGGCGCTTGACCGCGACGATCTCGCGGGCCTCGGCGCGGATGCTGACGAGGTTCTTCTCGAAATCCACGTCGTTGCTGTTAGTCGAATCGACGCGCACGCCCTCGGCCTTGCTCGCGAGCTCGACGGCGCGGGCCTCGAACGCCCCCACAAGGATGTGGTTCGAGGTGAGGTCTGCGCTCTTGACGAACTGCATCTCGAACAGCGCGTTGTAGCGCGAGTCGGCGAACGGGTTGCCGGCAAGGTACTCGTTCAGCGTGTTCTTGGCCTTGCGGATGATCTTCCAGATTGCGGGCGTCACGATGACTGCGTTGGGCGCGATATGCGTGGCGTCCTCGATGCCGGCGGCGGCGTCGATGATGCCGTCGAGCAGGTCGATCGCGCTCTCGTAGCTGACGGAGGCGGTCGCGAGGCCGCTCGTCCCGATCAGGGACGCGAGCGCCTGGTACTGGCGGTTGGCGTTCAGGTCGTCAACCAGGTCGTCGTTGATGGCGCTGGCGACGTACGGGGCGTCGGCGAAAAGCTCCTCGGTCATCTTGATGAGGCCCGTGATCTTCTGAAGGGTCGCGGACTTCTGCTCGTACTCGTAGGTGAGCTTGTTCTTGCTCGAGCCCTCCGAGGTGGTGGACACGCTGCCCGTGGTCTGCTTGTACACCGTCCAGTTGTAGACGGGCTCGGAAACGCTCTTGCGCGGGAACAGGTCGAGCACGGTCATCGGCGCGGCGACGCGGCGCACGACCTCCCTGTCGTACTGCGTGGCGACGACGCCGCTGGTCGTGGTCGGGTCGCCGGCCGTGCGCATCTGGTACGGCGTGGCGATGTAGCGGTTGTCGGCGCTCTGGTGCTCCTTGCGGAACTGGACGAAATGCTCGCCCAGGCTGGCTGCACGCTCCATTTCACTCTCCTTGCTGATCTTGGCGGTCTCCACGGGCATCGCGTCGCTCGAGGCTACCTTCTTCGCTGCGCGCTCCTCCATGTCGGCGATTGCCGCACGGCGCTCGTCCTCGGCATTGATGATGTCGATTTCGGCGTCGATGGAGCGCATCTGCTCCTCGGTCGCGTCCTCGGGCAGCTCCTTAGCCAGCCCTACGACCTCGGAGCGCCGCTGCGCGTACTCGTCGGCACCGAGGCCACGGTACGCCAGCTCGTCCATTGCGGTGAACTCCATTCGAGTTCTCCTCTCTATCCGATGGCCATTGCCTTGGCCCGCAGCGCAAGCTCCCTGCGTCTGCGCGCCAGTTCCCGCTCGGCCTGCTGCGCCTCCCGCAGCTTGCGCTTCTCGATCGCTCCGTCGATGACGCGCCTAGCGGATATGAACGTGTTCGGGTCAGCCGGCCGACTGACGCACGAAACGTCATAAACACGTTTGATGCGGCGGATGTGGAAGGTCGTGACCTTCGCGGCCTCGTCCTCCTCCACGTCCTCCTCGGCCACGGTGAACGCCCAGCTCATGCGGTCCACCATGCCCGCCTTGATGTCCTCGTACATCTCGCCCGCGAGCGTCGTGCGCGACAGGTCCGCCGCGACGTAGAGCCCATGCCCGTCAGGCTCGAGGAAGAGCGTGTGGTTGCGGTTGCGGGCGTACACCCTGCCCTCGTGGTCGTAGAGGAAGATCACGTCGGACGTGTCCGCGCCCTCCATGCACCCCTCGTGCATGACCTCGATGTACTTCCATCCGTCCTCGGGGTCTTCCCATAACACATACGGGTCCTCGAAAGTGGTGGCGTAGCCCTCCACGAACTTGGGGCTGTCGAAGCGGTTGCGGCGCTGTTCCTCCCCGCCATCGTCGGGCTTTATGTCAATGTCTATGTCCACCTTCGGCGCGGCGAGCGGCTGCGCCATCATGCGGTACTCTCTCTCCTGCGGTTTCGCTGGCATGTCTCTCTCCTTGTCTTGGTTAACCCTCGTCCACGTCGTCCTCGTACTTGCCGTCCACATCGTTGTAGATGTCGTCGTCGCCGCCGAGGTCGAACATCGGGGAGTCCTCTATGTCGGACGGCGGCAGGGCGGTCGCGAGGTTGCCGCCGCTCGTGTAGATAACCGTGCCATCCATGTCGAGCACCATGTACTCGCCTCGGTTGACGAACACGTCCCCTCCCGGCACGGGAGGCAGGCCGAGAATCTGACGGCCCTCGTTGATGGTCATGAGCCTGCGGTCCGTCATGTCGCGCACCATGTTGCGCTTGGAGGCGGCGGACATGAACTGCATGCGGTTGGCGGTGAAGCTGATGGAGTTGGTGAGCATGGCCCGCGTCGAGAACATCATCTTGTTCAGGCCCTCGGAGAGCTGGATGGCCCACGTCTCTATCTTGCCCTCGTAGTAGCTGTCCCAGATTTCCTCGGTGCAGTCGTTTTGCAGGATGCGCTTGTTGCAGCCGAAGTAGCTGAACACGTGGTCGTCGATGCGCTGCATCTCCGCCGAGTCGATGGTGTAGGCGTTGTGCGCTACGGGCGTGACGCTATCCCACGTCTGGTCGTAGGTGAGCATGCCCGTGGAGTTGGACGGCCCGAGGTTCTGGTCGGCGAAGCGCTTTTTCTTCTCGTCCATGTCCTCCTCATCGACCTGGCCGACCATGCGCCCGATGAACATGATCTTGCTGCCGATGGCGATGGCGGTCTTCTCGGCGTCTGCCTGCGCGTTGAGCAGGGAGAGCGTGTCGGATAGCTGGTTCGGCGTTCCGAACAGGTCCGAGACGTACTGGTACTTCGACAGCACGCAAACGTCTTTCGCGGGATACGCGAGCGGCTTGCCGGCCGGGGTCTGGAATCGGAACCACAGCTCGCCGCCCACGTCCATCGCCTCGGCGTTGGCGCATTTGAGCGGCCAAAGGCCGGTCGTGCGCCCCTGCGGGTCGTGCAGGCGTATGACGAACGCCGTGCAGTCCACCTCGTACATGGTCGCGAGACGGTAGAGGAACCGGCTCCACGTCATGTGCTCGTTGGGCCATGTGCGGAAAAGCTGCTCGACCTGCTGGATAGGCCCGTCGTAGTGCGGCTCGAGCTTCGAGCATGCGTTGGCGAAGGAGTGGACGCAGGCCCTCATGAGCTCCTGCTCGTAAAGCGAGCCGTTCCATGTCATGTATGTGGGCGTGTACTCGGTGAACGTCGAGAACGTCTTGCCCTCGCGTTTCCTTCCGAGCGCGCCTTTTATCGTCTGAATGAAACCCAAAGCGCCCCCGTTTGCCGGTTTGCATGGTCTTTCATAATGACCATATCCCATTTATTGGACATGGGTAAGCGTGAATGTAAAGGGAAAATGGTTTTTCGCGGGCAGATATGGAAAAGCCGCCCCGGAGGACGGCTTATTGGGTCATTCTTGGTACTTTTCCGCTACCCCTTCCATGTGCTCGTCACCATCTGGATGTATTCGTCGTAGTAGTCCAGCAGCGTCACGTAGGCGTCGAGCTCGGCCATGAAGCCGTCAATCCTGTTGGCCGGGTT